TAAGAAAAAAGGTACAATGAAAGGTCACACCATAAAAGGTGGTCAAAAACGCCCGACTAAGTCTGGTGCGGGCATGACTAAAAAAGGTGTGGCCAAGTATCGTCGGGATAACCCCGGTTCTAAACTAAAGACCGCCGTTACTGGTAAGGTTAAAAAAGGAAGCGCGGCAGCTAAACGCCGTAAGTCCTATTGCGCACGTTCTGCGGGGCAGATGAAACAGTTCCCTAAAGCGGCCAAGAACCCTAACAGTAGATTGCGGCAGGCTAGGAAAAGGTGGAAATGTTGATATGATGGGGCGTAGTTCTATGCGAAGTCAGCTTACAGGGAACCGTGTTAAAAAAGCAGTACCTCGTAAACCTGTAGCGGCTATGGCCAAGGGTGGTAAGGCCAAGAGTCGTGTGAACGAGGCTGGTAATTACACTAAACCCACAATGCGTAAGGCATTGTTCAACAAGATTAAGGCTGGTGGTAAAGGTGGTAAACCCGGACAGTGGTCTGCTCGCAAAGCTCAGATGCTCGCAAAACAGTATAAAGCTAAAGGCGGGGGTTATAGGAAATGAAGGGTGTAAAACATTACAAAAGGGATGGAACTCTTCACACAGGAGGTACGCACAAGATGCCTAACGGTTCGTTGCACTCAGGTAAAACTCACGGCAAGACGAGCGTAAAGTTGGTACATTACAAAGATTTGAGTAAGAAAGCGAAGGCTAAAGCCGATGGCAAAAGCAAAAAGTCAAAAAAGTCTTAGCAAATGGACTAAGCAGAAATGGCGTACAAAGTCTGGTAAGCCATCGACGCAAGGAAAAAAGGCTACAGGTGAGCGGTATCTACCCGCTAAAGCTATAAAGGCTTTGTCATCTAAAGAATACGCTGCTACTACCAAGGCTAAACGAGCGGCTACTAAAAAAGGTAAACAGGTTTCTAAACAACCTAAAAAGATAGCCAAGAAGACGGCGAAGTATAGAAAGACTTAGATCATGGCAGTTGTTGTACCAGAGCTAAATGAATTATTTGAAGAGGCGTACGAACGTGCAGGGCTTGAAATGCGTTCGGGGTATGACTTAAAAACCGCCCGTCGCAGCCTTAATATTATGACGCTAGAGTGGCAAAACCGTGGTTTGAACCTATTTACCATAGAGGCTGGGACTATACCTCTGGTTGCGGGTACAGCGACTTATACGCTACCTTCTGATACTATTGATCTAATTGAACACCAACTTCGCACTGATGAAGGTACGACTCAACAACTTGATTCGTATATCCAACGTATGAGTGTTTCTACATACTCACAGCAAGGGAATAAGAATACACAAGGGCGTCCGTCTCAAATATACGTACAGCGCAATGCTACAGACGTGCAAGTTACTCTTTGGCCTGTACCGAATGATGCTACGACATATAAGTTGGCTTACTACCGCCTCAAGGGCATAGATGGGCTAGCAAGCGGTGTTGGAGGAGCTACTACTTCTATACCACCACGTTTTGTACCTGCTCTTGTGTCTGGCTTGGCATACTATGTTGCTATGAAAAAACCTGAAGTGGCTGAGAGAGTTGGTCCTTTAAAACAAGAATATGAAGAACAATTCCGTAGGGCTGCAGACCAAGATCAAGACCGGTCTACACTTCGTATGGTACCGTTTAGAGGGTATGTATAATGCCGGGTTACGCTAGTGGTAAACACGCATACGGTATATGTGACCGGACTGGGTTTCGCTACAAGCTGGAAGACCTTATATACGAGGTCCAACATGGAGTACGTACAGGGCTACGTGTGGGCAAGGATGTGTTTGATCCTGACCAACCACAGAACTTTCTTGGGGATGTTAATACAGCAGACCCGCAATCTTTACTTAACCCACGCCCAGATGTTAATCCGGGAAGAGGTTTATTTGGCTGGAATCCTGTTTGGAACCCGGCTCAATATATGGTAGGCTCTGTAGGAAGCGTTACCATAGGTTCAACATGGAGTACGTACAGGGCTACGTGTGGGCAAGGATGTCTTTGATCCTGATCAACCACAGAACTTTCTTGGGGATGTTAACACAGCAGACCCGCAATCTTTACTTAACCCACGCCCAGATGTTAATCCGGGAAGAGGTTTATTTGGCTGGAATCCTGTTTGGAACCCGGCTCAATATATGGTAGGCTCTGTAGGAAGCGTTACCATAGCAACAACAGATGGAGACTAATATGAAAAAGAAAAAATCTATAACTCAAATGCCGGGTGACAGTAAAAGACAACGTGCGGATACTAATCTGACTAGAGCACAAGAGAATCGTTTAGCTCGTCAAGCAGAAGAAGAACGCAAAAGAAAGCTTAAAGAAGAGCGGTCAAAGGCCCCTACAACAGCGGTGGGACGTGGATTTAAACGTGGTATGCAAAACCTTAAAAAAGCTGTTGGCCTGAAAGATGGTGGTAAGCTGAACATGGTTAAGAATAAAAAAGGAGAGATGGTTCCTGATTACGCTGCTGATGGTGTTGGTAAAATGTCCTACGGCGGCAAAGCTAAAGTCAAGAAAATGAATTACGGTGGCAAAGCTAAGGTCAAGAAGATGGCTCCGGGTGGCAAACTAATGACGGCTTCCGGCGGTCAATGCCGTGGTATGGGAGCTGCTACTCGTGGTGGCGGTTATAAGATGGGGTAAGTTCTGATGAACTACACAGAGCTGGTTGCAGCGATACAAGATTATACACAGAATGAGGAGACGAGCTTCGTCTCTAACATTCCTACGTTCGTTAGGCAGTCAGAAGAACGCCTTAACCGGTCTATTATGGTGCCTGAACTACGTAAAAATGTTACGGGAATTACTTCTAATGGCAGTGTATACTTAGCGCGACCTGCTGATTTTCTCTCTGTGTTTTCTTTAGCTGTTATAGATTCGTCTGGGGATTATTCGTTCCTTATTGATAAGGATGTGAACTTTATTCGTGAAGCCTATCCTTCAGCGAGTACTTCTGCATTACCAAAATATTACGCTCAGTTTGACGGAGACTATGAAGGGGAACAAGGTAACTTTATTCTTGGTCCAACACCTGACGACGCCTACACAGTTGAGTTACATTACTACTACGATCCGGCTTCAATCGTTACCGCAGGTACATCTTGGTACGGCGACAACGCCGAATCTGCTCTACTTTATGGTTCTTTGATTGAGGCATATACATACATGAAGGGTGAGGCCGACCTCATCCAATTATATACTACTCGTTACGACGAAGCTCTTGGACAGCTTACCGGGGTTCAAATACGTAGCTCGACAGACGAGTACAGAGATGGGAGACTTTGATGCAAGTTGAAATGGATTTTGGCTTTGACGCCATAAAAGTACATACCGCTAACAAAGGAGGGCACAGTCCTGATTCTGTAGCGGAAATGTGTGTAGACAAGCTAATGAGCGTGTCTACTTCTGCCCCGCCCGAGATACGAATGCAAGCAGAAGCGTATAAATCGCAGATGTTGCAAATTATCGCGCATTATATTAAAGTAGCGGTTAAGGAAGACCGCGCAACTACATGCGTAAAACTACAAGAGGCTGGGTTTCCTGACCTCGCAAATCAACTTAGGAGACTTTAAATGGCCTTTTCAGGTAACTTCATGTGTACATCGTTCAAGAAAGAACTTCTTCAAGGTACGCACAACTTCACTGCCTCTTCAGGCAATACATTCAAACTTGCTCTGTATACTAACAGTGCATCGTTTACTGCAGCTACTACTGCGTATACTTCTGCAAACGAAGTATCTAACTCGGGTTCGTACAGCGCTGGTGGGGGTACACTTACAAACGTGACACCGACATCTTCAGGAACAACAGGGTTAACAGACTTTGCTGACCTTGCGTTTACATCTGCTACAATTACAGCTCGTGGCGCGTTGATATATAACGACACTGCTGCTGGCGATCCAACAGTTGCGGTTCTGGACTTCGGTGCAGACAAGACTTCGACTACTGGTACATTTACTATTCAGTTCCCAACAGCGGACGCTTCGAACGCTATTATTCGAATCGCTTAAAAACAAAGGGGTTGCCCTATGGCCTTAATCGTCGCCGATCGCGTACAAGAAACCACTAATTCTACGGGGACTGGGGCTTATACTCTGGGAGGCGCGGTTGCAGGTTTCCAAACATTTGCTTCCGTTGTGTCTAACGCGGATACTGTATACTACTCAATTACTGATAACGCAGATTACGAGGTAGGTCTTGGGACTTATGCTTCTAGTGGGGGAACCATTACCCGCACATCGGTGTTCGCTTCATCTAACTCTAACAATGCGGTTAATTGGGGTATAGGAACAAAGAATATATTTCTTACATACCCAGCAGATAAAGCTGTAGTTGAGGATGCGAGCAACAATGTAACCATTGGCAACAACTTAGTTGTGGGCGGTACAGTAGATGGTCGTGACGTAGCCGCTGATGGAACTAAGTTAGACTTTGTTACGGTTACACAGGCCGTCGATCTTGATCAAATGGAAACTGATATTGCCGCACTTGAAAACGGTATGGTCTATAAAGGTGACTGGAACGCAGGTTCAGGTAGTTTCCCCGGTAGTGGCTCTGCCCAAACAGGCTGGTTCTATTACGTTTCAGGGGCGGGTACTGTTAATGGTATATCATTTGCAGTGGGAGACAACATCGTTGCTACGACAGATAATGCGTCTACTTCTACTTATGCTAGTAATTGGTCGAAGCACGATCAGACCGATGCCGTCCAAGCCGTTGTAGGTTTAACTGGGTCTGTATCAAAGAGCGGCTTGTTATCTGCACTGAATGTAGAAGACGGTGCAAACGTGACAGATGCGGGTAACGTAAATCCGCTAGTGGATTCCCATGTAAATGTCAGCAGTGCAACTAGTGGACAGTATCTTGGTTGGAATGGTAGTGATTACGCTTGGTCAACTGTAGATTTATCAACTAAGTTGAACTTGTCTGGTGGTACTATGTCCGGTGACATAGATGGTAACGGGAACAAAGTTTTATTTGCTAACGTCTATTCAACCGAAGGCGATCTACCAAGTGCTTCGACATATCATGGTATGTTTGCTCATGTTCATGGTACAGGGAAAGGTTACTTTGCTCACGCAGGGGCATGGGTTAAGTTAGCTAATGAATCAACCACCTTGGCGCTATCTGGTGGTACTATGACGGGCGCTATTACAACTAACAGCACTTTCGACGGACGTGACGTAGCTACAGACGGTACAAAACTCGATGGTATTGAGGCTTCAGCGGATGTGACAGACACCGCCAACGTGACTTCGGCGGGCGCGCTCATGGACAGCGAACTGACTAATCTCGCAGCAGTTAAAGCTATCAATCAAAGTTTGGTTACTACAGCGAGTCCTACGTTTGCTGCATTGACTGCGAATGGCAATATAACAGTAACAGGCACAGTAGACGGACGTGATGTTGCTGCTGACGGCACTAAATTAGACGGTATAGAAGCATCGGCAGATGTGACAGACACCGCCAACGTCACTTCGGCGGGTGCGCTCATGGACAGCGAACTAACTAACCTCGCAGCAGTTAAAGCCATAAACCAAAGCTTGGTTACTACAGCCAGCCCTACGTTTGCTGGGTTGAACGCTTCTGGTGACCTAACACTAGACGCTTCAGGAGACAAACCTAACATTAGATGCGTCAGGAGATATTATTCACGACTCAGATGGTGCTAACTGGCGACTTAAAGACAATGGCACACAAATTTTACATATTAGTAGACCCTCTGGTCAGGTAAAGTTTTTCTCTAGTGTTCAAGATGCTGATATAGTTTTTGGTGGTATGGATGGAACTTCAGCTATAACAGCCCTCACCCTTGATATGTCTGATGCTGGCCGAGCAACATTTAACAGTGGTATTAGCGTAGGTGCTGGCATCCAACAGCAGCAGAATACTCTTACCATGTCAGGTGGTACGTCCACTATAGACTTATCATCCGCTAATAACCATTACGCTACAATGACGGCAAATACCACAGTTGCTTTTAGTAACAAAGACCCGGGTCGTCAGGGCAATATTATATTTAAGCAGGATGGAACAGGTGGGCGTAGTTTCACGCTACCAGCAGAATGTAAGACGCCTGTAAACGGCGCGGCTATTGTGCAAGCTACGGGTGCAAACGAGATCAGTGTGTTATCCTACTATGTGTTAGATTCAAATAATATATTAGTAAACTATATTGGGGACTTTGCGTAATGTCTTGGTTTATCAATGGGATCAAAGAGTGGTCCACTGATTTTACCACTACGTTTAATACATCTCAGTCTACCACCACTACGTTCAGTACATCTAAGTCTACAACTACGACTTTTAACACGACGAGATCAACCACCACTACATTTAACACATCTCAGTCTACCACCACTACATTTAATACTTCTAAGACTACTTCAAGGTCTACTTCAGGAACTTATTACCCTGCCGCGAATGAAACCCCCGCAAACTTTAGATGGATCAGGTATGCTGGAAATGCAATTAATCAATCACATCTTATGTGGGCAGGGGTAGATGTTGGTGCTGGTGGTAATGCGGCAAACCCTATAAATCTAGGTGGCTACACATATTATAGAGGCAACCTTATGTCAGACCCTGCCAATCAGGGGTCATGCTGTGGTGGTATTAATTATAACTACTATAATATAGCGTATCGACAGGGGACCTCTACTACTAGTTTTACAACTACATATAGTACGACGAGATCAACCACCACTACGTTCAGTACATCTAGGTCTACTACCACTACGTTTAGTACTTCACAATCTACAACTACGACTTTTAACACGACTAGGAGTACTACTACGACGTTTAGCACGTCACGAACAACCGAGAGGACGACCGACTTTTATGCTTAACTTATCAAAACCCTGTAAACCTTGTGATGAGGTTAAGAAAGTATTAGACAGCGACACAAACCGCACTATATCCGCACACTTAGAATATAAAGAAGCTGATATTATTTGGTCAGATAAACATAAACCCCTTTTAGAAGTAGAAAAGTACATACGCCAAAAATTTAAAAAAATAGATTTAAATTTAGATTTTGATGTAACCGCTTCAGAGCCTTTAGCATTTAATACTGTGAATTACACTACTTATGCAGGGCTTTTAATAATGCACCCTTTAAATTATGAACAAAGTGTTAGGCAGATGAGCGATGCTTATGGAGATGGTTTAAGGAAAGGTCATGTTGACTTTATAAAAGATCAAGGCTGTCATTCTAAATATACGTACAAATTTACAGCAGAAGAAAAACCAACAGAGGCTTTAGTTGTTTTAACAGGTGGGAATAAGTTAAAGAAGCATTGCTGCGTAGGTAAGTTAGAAAAAATATTAAAAAAGCATGGTCGTGGTAATGTAATATTTAAAAAACATCCTGTTTCTCACGACAAAGTTTATACGGAACTAAGCGATTATCTAGGCGGTATTAAATTTGCAAATGCAGAATCTGATTTGTATACCTTAATGGATAACTGCGAATATGTATATTCGACTATGAAAAGTGAGAGTGCATTAATAGCGTACATAAAAGAAAAGAAAGTAGATCATTTCGATTTGTCTCAAAATAGACATTTAGGTTCTTTCACTCATATAAATAATTTTTTATATACTACGCCTGACCCTTTAAAATGGGCAGACCAAGCATTTGCATCAGCGAAGTCCGGTGTAATACACCCTAGCGTAGATACAAACTGGAAAGAAAAAGTAGATGAGTATATTGAGTATTTGCTTTTTTTACGTGGCAAGTATAAAAAAGGCTACGTATAGGAGGCAACAATGCTAGGAACAGCAGCGGTAAGGGATACATGGCTAACTAAGTTACAATCTGATTTAGAGTCTGGTGTTTTGACAGAAACCAAATCTGTAACTGATTACAGAGATATTTTAAATAGTATACCTGATGACACTGCCTACGAGGATGTAGATTGGCCGGAGTACCCAAGTGCCTAATATAAAATTTAGTACTCATCCAGATATATTAGGTAGTATACCTCACCCTAAACCAGCCTCAAAGTTTATCCCTAGTTGGTATAAAGATTTGAAGAAAGAATACCGATGCCCAATGTCTGACCCTGTCGTACCAGCTACATTAAAACAATGTGTACCTGTTAGAGATATGATGACAAGCGGTTACATAATACCTGCTTGGTGCGATTTGCTTTTTAAAAGAGACAGTAAAGGTAAACTACACGTTGGAAATTTACGCTTACCTGCAGAATTTAATGGTTTATACAATATGGGTTTTTCGGCACATGATGTTAACCAAGTTAAGGGGACACCTTTAGAGGCTTTTTGTGATGGGGATAAAATGATGAAGTTAAACAACCCTTGGATGATTAAAACTCCATCTGGGTATTCTTGCTTGCTAATGGCTCCTTTTTACGAAACTTCTGATATTACTATACTACCGGCAGTAGTTGACACAGATAAGCACCTGTTACATACTAATTTTCCATGTGTAATATCCTCTGATGAAGCGTTTGTAAAAAAGGGTGATCCTTTAGTGCAAGTCATACCTTTTAAAAGAGATAGCTGGACAAGTGAAATAGAGGCTATAGATACGCAAGAGCAGGCTTCTTCTTTGGTGCAGTTTGTAACAGAAATAAAATCTAAATACACAACAAAGTTCTGGGAACGTAAATACTATAGATAGGCGATGCCTTACGAGACTAAAATAATTTTATAGGGGTACATAACATGCCAATAACGCCAAGCGGTACAATATCTATCCAAGATATAATGACAGAACTTAGTATTTCTGGCACAACTTCTATGAACGACGCAGATGTTCGAGGGCTTATTGATAAAGCCGCAGGTGCTCAAATGGCTATGTCTGAGTGGTATAGTGCACAAAGTGCCTTTGCTTTTAACCTTACATCTAGCGTGGAAGCTGGCGGTACTGACTTGAGTACTTTAGCAACAGCCGCAGGTTGGGATGGGACCGTACCCATCGTAATGACTGTAAACTCTGGTGTATATATTCGGTCAACGACAACAACTCAACCAGCACTAACAATCGATGTAGCTGAGTCAGAAGTTATAAACAATGGTGCTATTTTTGGTTATGGAGGCAGCGCTAGCGGTGCTGGCGGACACGCTATTAAGATAAACGCACTTAGCACTATAGTAACTAACAACTCTGGGGCATTTATTGCTGGGGGTGGCGGTGGTGGTGGTGGAGGTTCTCGAGGTGGTGGAGGCGCAGGTCAAGCTGCCTATAACACCGCAGGGGGTAATGGTTCTACTTTAGGTGTTCTATATTATGCAGGGCTCAATAGAACAAATGGTTCTGCAAGTGGTTTTGTTACGCTTGTTACAGTGGTTGGGGGTCAGAGTGGCGATCAAGGTGGCGGGGGCGTTACTAATGTCTCTACTTATGCGTATGGTAGTGGCCAGTCTTGCGGTTCTTTCTATGGGGGTGGTTGCCAAACAATTAATGTAGAAGGACCTGTAAATAATAACCCTGCGCCGGGTGGTTCTATATTAAGCGCAACAACAAATGCCGATGGTTCTACATCCTTTGGTGGTGGTGGCTGGGGACGTGCCGGCAAAGGCACTGGTGGTGGTGGTGGTGGCGATGCGATTAATACAGGCTACTCATATACTTACACAAATAACGGTACAGTATACGGAAGTGTATAATGAAAACCGTTGAAGTAGCCCCTACATATTTTTTAGCTGATGATAGGTTAGACATCATATGTAAATATCTATATGTAAAATCTAAGCATACTAATATAAACTATACACGTTACAAAGAACTGTACAAAAAATGTATACACCGGCAAACAGACGCAGTAGAACCTATTGATAAGTATATACCTAAGCAAACCCCAAAGAATAATATACAAGATTACATAGATAGTTTTGACCGTTTAATTAATAACTTTGAAACACAAGGTTACAATAAAGAATACCCTATATATTCT